GTTGCAGAAAATAACTTCTGGGCAAAAAGCACGGACAAAAATCAATTAACTGTGTCGTTTGGTTCTGTTGAATATCTTATAATCAGAATGTTTTCAGATAATCTATTTCTTCTTATGGCACCTTCGATTGCTGATGATATTAATAATATTACCCAAGAAGAAGCAGAAAATGTTATTGGCCTTGTTTATGGAATTATTGTCTATAATTACCGATGGGAAGAAGTTAGCGAAATGGCTCTTGATTTATTAAAAGGTGGTGCCAAAGTTCCAAAAATTGGCGATGGCGGTCCTCTCAAAATCAATTCAATAGAGATGGAAAATTTAAAAAAATTTATAAAAGAAAATAAAAAATACGAGTGATTTTTAATATGACTACCACCGATTTGATAATGAAATCAATAGAAAATTTAATACTTTATGGTATCGAGATAAATATTAGCGATGAAGATTCTAATGAGTATCTATTCCAAATGCAAGGGTATTTTAATAAAAAAGCAGAAGATTTAATTGCGACGTTTGACATAGATACTTTATTTATACAATCTATAGATGGCGAAGAGGTGTGTAATATTTTCATAAAAGACGGTATCATGAGAATAATGCCTTCATCTAGTGCTCACACATTTAATGTAATAGTTTTAATGCTTGAATTTATTACCACAAGTAATCATTTATTTGAAACAAATAATTTAGAAGAAGCAGAAGAGGACAGCGACGATGACTTTGATTGGATCTAATTTAACATTACCAGAGTGGTCAGAGGCCCTAAGAATGGAACCTCGTGAATATTATGATGAGGCCATCTTAGGTTATGATCCACAAGAAGATCGATTGATATATAATGAAGATAAGATCATTGACATTCTAATTACGAAGGAAGGAATGTCGGTTGAGGATGCAATTGAGTGGTATGATTATAACATATGCGGCACTCAAGGAAAGAACTATCCCACCTACATAATACCAGCGGGGTAACAATATATGAAAGTTTTTTATTTGAAAAGAGGAGAAGATGAATCAGGAATATCTGGAACAGGCAGAGTAGCACAAGGTTTTATATTTGATAACGGAAAAGTAGCTGTAACTTGGCTTTCTGAACATCCATCTGTAACGATTTACGACAATATTGGCGAAGTCCGTGCGATTCATGGACATGGCGGCAAAACCGAAGTTGTTATGGAGCCTGATTACAAAAGAGCTTTTGGAGAACTAAAATCATTTGTTGATGGATTTTCACTAGCAGAAGAGGCAATAAAGAAGGTTGGCGCAGACACTCAGTCTGGGAAACTGCTAAAACAAAACTAGTTAAAGCATGAAGCTTTATTCGCTGAAACTAGATGCCTCTTGGAGACCGATAGAAATAATTGATTCATTCAAGGCATTCAGTATGTGCAGAAGTGGAAGAGCAAATGTAGTTGAGGATTATGATGTTAGGGCGCATGGTGTTACTATGTTTCCTGCTGTCATAGTCCTCAAGTCGTATGTAAGGAAACACGAATTTGTTTTATCTTGCACCAGAAGAAATGTTTACTCAAGAGATAATTATACGTGTCAATATTGCTCATATGTGGCAAATTCTAAGTTTGAACTAACTCTAGACCACGTAGTGCCTAAATCACGCGGCGGTCCAAAAACTTGGGATAATATAGTAACTTCTTGTCATAAGTGCAATACTAAGAAGGCTGCTCGAACTCCCAAAGAGGCTGGAATGAAATTATTGAAGGAACCAAAAAGACCAAAGGCAACATTTATAGATTTTTATAGAATGACAAATGTTCCCAAACAATGGTCTCCATACATTTACTTATACAAGGAGAAAAAATGAGTGAAAAAAGAAAGGTAGTTGCTATATCAGGTGGATTTGATCCCGTTCATATAGGACACGTTCAGATGATCGAAGAAGCAGCGGAGCATGGCGATGTAATGGTAATTATCAATTCAGATGATTGGCTTTTGAGAAAGAAAGGTTATATTTTTATGCCTTGGGAAGAAAAAGCTTATATCATGTCTCAATTTAAAGGTGTGACCAAGGTTGTTTCTGTAGATGACTCAGATGACAGTGTGTGTGAAGCACTTAGGACACATCGACCTGATTGTTTTGCCAATGGCGGCGACCGAAGAACAACCAACACCCCAGAGATGGATGTGTGTGAAGAACTAGGCATTGCTCTTATGTGGAATGTTGGTGGTGGCAAAATACAATCCTCATCTGATCTTGTAAACAAAGCAAAATGGGGAAAGATGGTAATTAACGGACAGGAAATATAATGGAACAGAATATAGACAATGAAGTGTGGTCGAAGGTTCAAACTATCTTTGCCGACAGCCTTGGTTTTGACCTTGATGAAGTTGAGTTTCAATCAAAGATTATAGCAGATTTAGAGGCCGAAAGTCTCGATTTCCTTGATATAGCCTTCAAGCTTGAGAGAACATTTGGGATTCAAATACCGCGTGGTGGCATAGAGAAGGCTGCCCGTGAAGGAATAGAAGGCGACGGATTGAATCCTGATGGAACGTTGACTCTAGAGTCTTTAGGAAAATTAAGAGAAGCGATGAGTGAAGTGCCTGCTGCTGAATTTAAAGCTGGACTTAAGCCAACAGATGTTCCCCAACTATTTCGGGTGGGAACATTCTACCACCTTGTCGTCAATCTCTTGGAAAATGATCATTAATAAAACTAAATTCTAATTATGATAAGAGGTTCAAATGGCTAAAAAATGGTTCGTAATTGATACGTCTGTCTATCTGTCGGACTCAGAGTGTCTCACTAGATTTGGCAACAATGATATAATTGTTCCCTTAAAGGTTCTTGAAGAGATAGATAAGCACAAAAAACGACAGGATTCTGTTGGATTTCACGCAAGACAAATTATTAAAGTTTTTGATTGTCTTCGCAAAAAAGGCGATTTTAAAAAAGGTATTCGCATAGAAAAAGGAAAAGGCTTAGTCAAGTTTGTTGGTCTCGATGAGATTGACTACAAGACTCTTCCAAAAGATCTGGATCCCACAAACTCAGATCATATTATTTTAGCAACAGCGATGACTATCAAATCTCAAAATCCAAGAAGAAAAGTGATTCTTGTTTCGCGAGATGTTAATCTGCGAGTTATCGCTCAAGGTATCGGTCTTGAGGCAGAGGAATACGAAAACATAAAGGTCGTTACCGCCAAGGATAAAATCTACACAGGTTTTGAAGAAATTGTGATGGATGATGAGATCATTGATCGTTTTTATGATGACAAGCCGGTCTTTCTTGATAAAGAAGATTATCCTAACTTGTATCCTAATCAGTTTATTATGCTTGTGTCCTCAAGCAATCCGAAAAAGACTTGCCTTGGGAGATTTTGGAGTCACGGCACAAAACTTCAAAAAATAGTAAACCAAACTAATGACCTACGATGGGGCGTCTCTCCACGAAATAAAGAGCAATCATTTGCCTACGATTTGCTTTTTAATGATGATGTGAACTTTGTCTCTCTTATTGGTCGTGCTGGATCTGGTAAGACTCTTCTTGCTATTGCTGCGGGATTAGAGCAGACGGTTGGAAACGGTAAACCAAGATACAAAAAGATTGTTATTTCACGACCTGTCCAGCCTCTCGGTAAAGACATTGGTTTCTTGCCCGGCACTATGGAAGAAAAGATGCTTCCTTGGCTCAAGCCAATCGCCGATAACATTGATAATGTTACCGCAGAAGAAGAGGGTAACCTTATGGAATACTATTTGGATCAAGGAAAGCTTGAAATAGAAGCACTTACCTACATCCGTGGTCGCTCAATCTCCAATGCTTTTATGATTATCGACGAAGCACAGAATCTTACGGCTCACGAGGTCAAGACCATTCTTACACGTGTTGGGGATAATACAAAAATTATACTTACTGGTGACATAGAGCAGATTGACAACATCTATACCAACGAAACTTCTAACGGATTGACTTATGCTGTTGAGAAATTTAAGCATGAGAAAATTGCTGGCCATGTAACATTTAAAAAAGGGGAAAGGTCGAAGCTTGCGACCATTGCTTCTCAGATACTCTAATTAAGGTGTATCGGAGAATCAAAATGGAATACTCAACCTTATTTGAAATGATGGCTCAATACGGGCCTCTTGGTCTATGGACTGTTTCGCTTTTATGGATGAACAACCAGCAGCGAAAAGAACAAAAAGAAGCTGAACGCATTGCTCAAGAAAGATTACAATATCATCAAGAGAACATTGTAGAAGCAATGCGAGAGCAAAGGCACATGCTCCAAAAAGCTATTGAAAAAATTGAAGGCGGCCTTGAGATGGTCCGTGAAAAATATGCTGAAGAAAGAATGTTTCGCCTAAAAGGCGATTAATCAATAAAAAACACGGAAATAAATCAAAAAAGCCCATAATTAAAATATGGGACACATTTTATGGTTTATAGTGGCCCTGATCTACGGTTCCATTGTTGAGTGGATAATCCACAAGTATGTTTTCCATGGCTGGGGTAAAAAAAGAAATAGCATGTTCGCTTTTCATTTACGCGAACACCACGCCCATTGTATCAAAAACGACTTTTATGATCACAAGATCTCAAAATTGGAATGGGGCGGTTCCCTATTCGCCATTGTAATTCATCTGCCTTTATTTTGGATATGCCCCGCTTTTTACATCGGGGCATCTTTATATGCGGTTTTGTTTTCCGTTATACATAATTATTCCCACAAAGACCCAGAATGGTGCAAGAAGTGGATCCCGTGGCACTATGATCATCATATGAGATATTCGAACAAAAATATGAATGTTGTTCTGCCAATCGCAGACTATCTATTTAGCACTAGAAAGAAATACCTTGACAAAAAAATATAATGTGTTATATTATATATACAAAAGGAGACCGTTATGAAATGGATCACTGAAAGCGCCAAGCGGTCTCGCAAGTTAAAGGATAATTATACTATGCGAGGCATCAACATTTATATTCAAG